AGTGCGGGGGCGTTTGCTACGTATACGAACAGTGCGGCCTCGCATTCGAATGCGAATGTGTCCGCTCCCCTCTGCTTTTTCGATGCGGATCCGGTGATGTCGGCTTAAAACGAAAACGGAAAACGGAAAGAGGAAAAGAACGTTCTTTGAAATTTTGTATTGAGAGTTTTGGAAAAGCTGTTCGGCGGGTTTCAGAACTCGCCGTAAGGCGAGTCGATTTTTGTGATTTTTTTGCCGGTTTTGGGTAAATGTATTTAAAAGGCTTATCTTTGCATCGTTAAACCAAGTTTAACAGGTTGTTTTACCCTTAGTGTGACGCAGGCTTCGTGTGCGCCTCTCCGGTGCTAACGCTAACAATGGCACGAATGCAGGGGCGTTTGCTACGAATACGAACAATGCAGCCTCGAATTCGAATGCGAATGTGTCCGCTCCCCTATACTTTGCAGTTAGGAAACGGTTAGATGGGGTGAAAGACCTTGCCACTTGGCAAAAGATGACGAACGCTCAAAAGGACGCTGGTAGGCCGGTAACGGTTCGAACGCTTCCGAGTAAGGCAAAGCAGACACTCAGACACTCAGAACCGCAGAAACAGACCATGAAAAGGTATGGAAATTTGTTTGAACGAGTTGTCGAATATGGCAATCTCGAACAGGCGTTTCACAACGCCGCCCGTCACAAAACTCGCCGAAGCGAAGTAATAGAGTACGGCTCCCATTTGGAGGCGAACCTATTACAGCTCCAGCGTGAACTTATCACCGGTACTTACCGCACCTCCGAGTACAAGACTTTTATCATTTACGAGCCTAAAGAGCGGAAGATATTCAAACTGCCATTCCGTGATCGTGTCGTTCATTGGGCTATCATGCAGGTGATTGAACCGATATGGCTCTCCAATTTCACCCGTGATACCTATTCCTGTATCCGTGGACGTGGTATTCACCCTCTTTTATACAAGCTCCGCCGTGATTTGAAAGCGGATCCGGAGGGAACCCGGTACTGCCTGAAAATCGATGTGCGCAAATTTTATCCGAGTATAGACCACGAGATCATGAAACAGGTAATCCGCCGAAAGCTGAAAGATGCCCGGCTGCTTGCTTTGCTTGACGGTATCGTGGACTCGGCAGAGAACGGAGTGCCTATTGGAAATTATTTATCCCAATTCTTTGCTAACCTTTATTTATCCGAACTGGATCATATCATGAAAGAAGAAATGGGCATCCGGTACTATTACCGCTTTGCCGATGATATTGTCCTACTGGATGGAAACAAGGAGAAACTCCACGGAACCCTCGTGTTTATCAACCACTACTTGAATAATGAACGTGCTTTGAGTATAAAGCCGAATTATCAGGTCTTCCCGGTAGAGAGCAGGGGTGTCAATTACGTGGGATACGTGACGTTCCATGATTATTGCCTCGCCCGCAAGCAGAACAAGAAAAACCTCTGCCGGGAGGTGGCCAAACTACGAAAACGTGGAATGAGCGATGAGGAGATCCGGATAAAGGCATCCAGCCGGTTGGGGTTCATGCAGCATTGCAATAGTATTTATTTATTAAAAACTCTCAATATGAAAACATTCAGTGAAGTAACGAACAGCAGTGGTAATCTCACGGGAGATAAGTACCACATTGATGACATTTTGAACAGGGAAATCCACCTGAAAGGCTTCGAGATAAAAGCCTCCAAGTACAAGGGTGAATGCCTGATCATCCAGTATGACATCTACGAGCAGGTAAAGGACAAGACCGGAGCTTTGCTCACTGATGATGACGGTTCTCCAAAAATGGATTGGGTGGAACATATCACTTTTACCGGTTCGGAGGCTCTTATCAAACAGTTGAAAGATGTGGTGTTGGATGAACCCTGTTCGGCAAAGATTATTAAACAACCAATCGGTGACCGGGGTAAATGCTTTTATAAGATAACCGATCCCGATTAAAATATCGGTGATTATGTACAAAGGGATTTATGCAGAAAAAAAGACTTTTTCAAAGTTCGATAATGAACATTATTTGTGCTATCTGAACGAGCAGCGTGAGGAGTATTCTCCTGAACCGGATGCCCGTTCGGGTGAGGTGACTGAACCGGTGTCCGCTCCCATATTGGGATATGCCTATACAGGAAGTATGGCGGACGGAGGTACTCTGATTGAAGCGAGGGAGGCTACTTATGACGAATTTGTTTCTGGGTTGATCCGCACGAGGTACTCGGCCAGCCGGGTGGAGGCAATCCAGTCAAACCGTATGATAGCCTTTGTCAATCCGGAGCATGAACGGGCATCCGAATTTATTTCCGAGTGGGATGATTTCCAGTCTTACCGGGAACAATGCAAGGAACAAGCTAATGCGCTTATAAACGGATAAATGCCTGTCGGGGGCAGGCAAGAAAAAGCCCCCGGCCTGTAAGTAGTTATCTCACCCACATACTTACACAAAGATGCGACCAACCGCACAGCCGGGGGCTAAATACCCTCTGCTGCGGTTGGTCGCATTTGTATGTTATGTGAGTGAGATGTCGCAAAGATAGTAACATTTAAAGGAATAACAGCAATGAAAACACCTATTTCTTACTACGGAGGCAAGCAAACCCTCCTTAAACATATTCTGCCTCTGATCCCCAAGCATAAACTTTATACAGAGGCTTTCTGCGGCGGTGCTGCAGTATTGTTTGCCAAGCGTCCGGCTGATGGCGAAGTTATAAACGATATCAGTATGGATATAACGAACTTTTATTGGATGGCTAAAGTCTATTATCGTGACCTGAAACAGGAGATTGAGAAGACTTTGCACAGCCGGGATATGCACGCCCATGCCGGACATATCCTGCAGTATCCTCAATTCTTCCAACCGGTGCAGCGGGCGTGGGCTGTTTGGGCGTTGTGTAAAATGTCCTTTGCCAGCATGATGGACGGTTCATTCGGTTATGACTTTGGTGGTGGAATGCCGAAAAAACTGCGTAATGCAAAGGATGAGTTCACGGAATGGCTATGCGCCCGGCTTGATAACGTGACCATAGAGAACCGGGATGCGCTGGATGTCATCTCCACTTATGACTCGCCCGATACGTTTCATTTTGTGGATCCGCCGTATATAAACAGTGATTGCGGCCATTACGAGGGTACATTTGATGAGTATTGCATGGAGAAGCTCCTGCAGCTTTTGGAGCAGGTGAAAGGTAAGTTCATGCTGACAATGTTTCCCCTGCCAATGATAGAGGAATACGCAAACAAAAACGGATGGATAATCCACCGGGTAGAAAGAACCATCAGCGCATCAAAGACAAGCCGAAGAAAGCAAGAGGAATGGATGGTATGCAATTATGAAGAACACCCGCAGCGAACTTTGTTTGACTACAAAGATAGCAACGATGCCAACATAACAGATGCCTCCTAAATACTGTATAAAGATAGTCATTTCTAATGAATTGCGCAAATATTAGAACGTGATTTTTATGTGAAAATGCTATAAATTTAAAGGCTTTCAAACCCCATTCAAATGACGTTTGAAAGCCTTTTTATATTGTGCGTGTGCTATAAATTTTTCACATTTCGTTTTATACCCTGATTATCGCATTTCGTTTTTTATGCCGCTCGCATTTCGTTTTGCCGATTATATGTAGGTATAAATATGTATATAATTACCAAAAATTATAAATTTAAGTCTCTTTTGATATGATTTACCGGGTTTCTTCCTATCTTTGTCCTCGCATACCATGGGGCAGACCTGGATTTGACAGCATGAAGAATAGGTATGTAAGCATGTCGGGAGCAGTGAAACGGCCCGTAAATCCCGGACACAAAATTTTAGTTGGCGAAAATAATTACGCTCTCGCTGCCTAATCTTTAGAAGATTGAAGGCTTAATCCCTGTTCAAGGAACGGGGACGGGACATCCCGCCGGTGGTTCCACCTTATTCCGGTCGGCATACGGGGTGCAGTCAATTTAAGGTTAGTCTTAGCCCACCTTTGGCGAAAGGCGAAAATTGACTAAGCATGTAGAAAGCATATGGATTCCGTGTTTGGACCAGGGTTCGATTCCCTGCTGCTCCACCGATTAGAATTAAACCACTGATTTACAGTGGTTTTCTTTTTCTCACAACCTATAAATTTTCGTATTCTGGTCCATTATTTGGTCCACTTATTTTCCTAAATCTGGTCCATTTTTCAAGGTGGACCAAATATCTTCATAAGTAACAGAAGCAGTGGCATTTAATGGTCATTATTATGCTATCAAAAACCCTTATTTATTACTTCCACTACAACTCAAAAGAGTCCACTAACGGATTAGCCCCAATCTATTGTAGAATTACAGTAAACAGCACTCCTAAAAAGTTTGCCACAGGTTTATATGTACAGGCTAATAATTGGGATACTGTAAAACAAAAAGCCAAAGGCAGAAACGAAGAAGTACAATTCATTAATTTCAAACTGGATTGCCTAACCAAACAAATCAAAGACTGTGAACGTAAATTAATTGATACGTTAGGGACATTTAGTATTGAAGACCTCTATTTCCAACTTAAAGGCGGGGCAGAATTAACAGGTGATACTTTTCTAAAATTAATGAAAGACCGCCTTGATGTGATGGGCAAACTTGTAGGAACAGAATATTCCAAAGATACATACAGAAAATTCAAAGACGTATATAACCACACAATCAATTTTATTAAGAAGCAATACAATATGAGCGATATACCTTTGAAAAAACTGGATTATCAATTTATAGCTGCTTTTCAGCAATATCTTCTTACAGACCGCAAGCAAATACCCAATACCGTCAATAAAACACTGCAAAAGGTTATTGAAGTTGCAAAATATGCAGTAAAATGTGGTTACTTGGAAAAGAATCCTTTTAATGCGTATGAGCGATTGAAAGTTGGTACTAAGTCTATTACATTTCTAACTGATGAAGAAATTGAACAATTAGAAAATTATCATTTCACACAACACAGATTAGAGCAAGTAAAGGACTTATACCTGTTTTCCGTTTACACAGGTTTAGCTTACAGAGAAGCAGCCAATCTATGTAAAGCACATCTCATAAAAGGATTGGATAATGAAATATGGATAAACATGACACGTCAAAAGACAGGTAACAGTATGGAGATTCCCCTACTACCTCCTGCACAAAAAATTCTTTCTAAATATATAACAGGTAACGAACCTATTAATAAACCATTATTACCTATGATTAGTAATCAACGTATGAACTCCTACCTGAAAGAAATTGCAGAAATATTAGGTATCAATAAACGGCTGACCACACATACAGCACGTAAAACATTCGCCAGTACAATACTGCTAAATAATGACGTTCCTATCGAAATTGTCAGTAAATTATTAGGACATTCCTCCATACGCGTAACAGAAGCAGCCTATGCACAGGTTATGAATAAAAATACCAGCAGACACATGAACCAACTAAAACAAAAACTTTATACAGAAGAAAACTAACCCAAAACCCTCTCACTTCTTTAATTGGAGTGAGGGGGTATTTTTTTAATTTTGCTCTACTAATACAAACACTCTTTTATTATGGCAGAACCCTATCTTTTTCCCGTTTCTATTCTCAAAGATATAGAACCTTGGCTGACAGAATACTTTGCATATCAACGCTTCCATATTCAACCAGAAATAGAACAGGCTTTTGAAGCTAAATATCATAGAGTAGAAGATTTTCTAAAGGTCAATAATGAACACATAAACCATATTCCACATATACATTTAGCTGAATGTGACAATCAATTTTTGGATAAGTTAGAAGCCATCATAAATAAATACTCTCCCTTTGAAAACGAGGAAAAGATATATTGTTGCTTATGGATTGCAAGTGTATTATACAGGAAATACGACAACTTTGGCAAAGACCATTCTAATTTTGATATTGACTATTTAGAGCAAAGGGATATGTTCGACCAATATTCTAAACATATCCGTCCTGAAATGCTTAAACTCCTTACCTTTCTAAAAGGGCATATCACAACTACCAATAAACAAACAGGATTCCAAACACCTCTACCAATCAGAATTGAAGCAGGAGCAGAAAGAATAGAGATAGATAATACCGCAGGTTGGTTTGTGGGTGCTTTGGAAGAATATTTGCATACCTTTTTAGGAGTAGAAAACAAAGAAGAAGCAGAGGAAGAACTAAAAACGGTCTATTCCTCCAAAGGCAGAAAATTGGATGCTGCATTTGCCCTGATGATGATGGGCACATATCACCTTTTAACTACTCATTCCAACATAAAACCTAAAAGTAACATCATACGCCTAACGCTTGACTTTCTTGAACTCTTAGACCTTGCATCAGAGAATGATGATGAAAATAACCTGAATGCCAAAATAGCCTGTCTGGAAAAACGGAACTATACCCCTAAATGGGACATGAAACCACAGGACATATACAGGACCTCACCTAACAACCATACAAACGAAACTATTAATTTCAGACTTTGGTAATCTTTTCTCCCTGTCATACGGCAGGGAATTTTTATATCTAAATACCACCTAAGTGTATTCATATTCAACTATCTAAAGAATACACTATCCTTTTACTCCCATTCTTTATAACCCTCCTACATTGATTTTCCCAACTTCGCTTTCGCAATCAAAACAGAGCTGAAAACTCCTAAAGAATAGCCTGTCAATTAGCACTTATTCTTTATAACACAGCTTTTCAGATTTGAGTTGATTTGCAATACAAAACAAGAGTTCTGATAATACCTAAAGAATAAACCACGAAACGGCATTCATTCTTTATAACACAGGCCTTAACAGAGAAGTAGTTTTGTATCACAATCAACAATTGACGGTGGCCACCTCATTTACGATTGTTTGAATAAATGAAGTATTAATTTTTAAAAACCAAACATTATGGAAAATTCAGTATCAGTAAATGAAACAGCAGTAATGAACTCAATTAAAAATGGTATGAAAAATTTACTATTTATCGAAGGTAACCGCAGTGAGATTGATAAAGCCAATGTGGTAGAATCCTACAACAAGATTAAAGCTATGGGCTTTATTCCTACTATGCCTGTTGAATTTCTCCCAATAGAACAGGCACAAAATAAATTGGGTGGCAGGCGTCTGTTAAAACCTGTACTGAAAAGAGAAAAAGGGGAAGGTATTCCTACTATCAGTAATTTCAAAATCGAAATGGAAACAGTTCCAGAAAGTGAATACCACCTATACGATGGGGTATGTGTCGATGGGCAACACAGGACAGTAGCCCTTATGTTCCCTGACATGGAAGCAGAACCCAGCTATATAGAGGTGGAAATTCCAGAAGGCATGGACGTGCTACAATACATTGCCCTGCGAAACAATGGCAAGCCGTGGAAAAATGATGATTTTTACAATTCCAAAATCCCAACCAATGATGAGCACACAGACCATATCCTGAGTAAGAGGGAAGAAAAGTTCATTACGGCATTCCTGATGAATGTTTACACCTTTGGTACTTCCAGTTTAACACCTAAGCAGATGAAAGCACTGCAACAGGGCTATAAGACAATGGATGACTTTAAAAGGATTCAGCTATCTAAGGCAACTGAAACGATTGGTGATGCCATTTGCCAAATCTGCAAAGAACACCCATTCCTGACAACTGACAAACTAAACGGCAGATTGGGGGCAGGATTGAAAGCCTTCTATAAAAACCATGATTCTGATTTATCTAAGGTTGAACAGGTGCTGAATGCTATAAATAAAACCAATTGGGAGAAATACTTTATTGCCGCTAAAGGTCACAGCATGGAAGCGAAAGCCTATGAGGAAGCATTTAATTCAGTTCTGGCTGACCTGAAACAATAATTCCAACTTAAAAGAATACTTTGGTTTTGCTCTGATGTGCACTATGGGTAAAGCCAAAGTCCTAAAAACAGGATTGGAGATATGCTTTATTTCCAAAACGGGACACCCTGACATCAAAAAAACAGTGTTCAGATACAGTTTAGTGACGATTTTCTCAGGTGATATATTTTACTTCCTCCACCTGATATATTACTGAGCTATATACTAATAACTAAAACTAATAACTAATATCCGGTTTCAGGAAAATTGATTTGAAAATGGAATTTATATCAAGCAGAAAATTATGGACGAAAATAAATTATCGTACAGGAGAATACGAAATGATGTGCATATTCGCCTGAACAATAAAGAGGCTGCCACATTTTTGGCACTCATGTTTTATTCTGACTTTAATACAGGAGAATCACATGTAATTCATAAGACACTTAGGGATAAAACAGGTATTCCTGAATCAACTTTGAAAAAGTATTTGAAAGAACTGGCAGAAAAAGGATTTACCACCCCCAACAGCTATTTTAGTGGTAAGACACCACAAGGTAAGCCCAGACGTTTAACTGACTATTCTACGCAGATTCCAGATACCTGTTATATTATGGCAGACCGTAAGTTATTAGATGTTCAGATAGGTGATTTACCACTAAAAGAACAGTCATTTATTAAGGGCTTTATTCTGATGCTGAAATGTGTTTGCCTGAATTTTACTGATACTACTTTGTACAGTTACAGGGACATGGAGAAACAAATGAATCTCTCTTATGCTACTATTGCAGGACTAATGAAGCAATGCCAGGAATATGGTTTAGTTACTCCAAATGAAAAAGGAGAAGGATATACTATTAGGAAGGGATTATTTTACAATGGCTATCCACCAATAGAAATGCCACAAAATGAATGGGATAAGCTAAAAGAAGCATATACAGCCATTTATGAGTTTTGTAAAAGTAAGAGAATAATTTGCCCTCCTTATGACCATAGGCTAATAGGTAGGATATTAGGTGTATCAGGTTGCGCAGAAGGTATAAAAGAAAGATTGGAAAAGAGAACAGACCAGTTACCTGATAACATTAGCAGTCTGAATTACTTTGTCAGAATTATTGATGGCAAGGTATTAGAACCAGAACCTGAGAAGCCTAAAACAGTAATTTATTTAGATTAGGATGTGCTTTTACTCCTTGTTTTCAGAGAGTCCACCTGACGGTGTACTCTCCATTAGTCACTATTTCGACATTTGCACCTCTTACAGAGGCTGAATGTTTTGTAAGAAAAGTGCTATTTTTCCACCTAAAGGTTTAGCTATTAAACGACAAAAGCCGTACTCCCAACTAAAAAGGAATACGGCTTTCTTCATTTACAACAATCTTACTTGCTTCGCTTTACTAACTTCTTTTTAGGCTGTTTAATCTGAGGTGGATTTTCAGACAGCCAAATTTCTGGCTTAAATATTTCATGATAGAGCTTACACAAGGTTTCCATTCCAATATGACGGTAAAAGTCAACCGTATGTATTTCCCTGTGATGTTCCAGTCCAAACCAACCAGAAGCAATAACTCCTTTATCATTATTGTTCATTGCGCAATGATTGTGAAAGTGGGATTTGAAAAACTATTTATCTTCGCATAATTATGATGCAAAGGTACTAAAGGCAAACCCCACAAACTAAAGAACATAGCGCACAGTTGAAACAGGATTACCAACTCAAAATTACACTTCATTTTTTATTGGCATCCTTAGCAGAACAGGAAAATAATGACCAGAATACAGTCTTAACTTGTAAAAGGATTGGTGGTGGAGAAAATCTAGAATTTATGTCTTATATACCTTTTTCAAAATTTATCACCAGACTAAGTTTAGGGAGCAAAAATTATAGTTATAAGTTAAAATCATATATATTTG